TATTGCGATACGCTGCGCTTCCTTTCTCTTGTAGGCTGCTTCTTCCTCTGGTGTGAGTTCTTTGGTAGGGAACTCAATGCCTGCTTGATTCGCACACCATCTGAGTGCTTCCATGAAGCTAATGTTCAGATGATTCTGAACAAAGGAGATGACATCTCCACTCGCTCCACATACGAAGCAGTGATAAGTCTGCCTTGATGGGCTGACCACCATTGATGGAGAGTGATCGTCATGAAAGGGACATACGCCCTTATAATTCGCACCTGTCTTGTGCAAGTGGGTAAAAGTTTCTATTACATTTACAATGTTCAGAGATGATTTTACCTTTTCAATGAAATTCTTATCTATCATATTTCTTATCCCTTATTTTCTTCGAATAGATTTAATTGACGGGAGTCGAACGCCTCCTGGATGGTGACGCCTAAATAATCTGCCACTGCAGCATATTCCTTACCAGTTATAGGCTTTCGTCCATAGTATAAGTCCCACCAGCGACGCTGATTAATTCCTGTTTCTTTGTAAAAGGCCCTTGTGGGAGTAAAGTCTTCAGGGTGGCGGAATTTTATCTTCAACATCTCCATAAGGATATTGCGTTTGACTTGTAATCCAACCGTAAGGCGGTTTCTCAAAACAAAGAGGCGAACTGACATAGCACTTCTGTTTAATGCTCTTCCCATCTGTTCAAATGACAGTTTACCAAGATTGTTCTTGACAAAGGTAGCATCTTCTTCTGTCCACCGTTTATTAGCAGCTTTCATAATTTTACGACTTTTAGTTTGAATATTTCTTCGAAAGATTAATTTATTAATTTAATCTTATACCTATCATAAAAAAGCTCAACAGCCCAATTGGGTATGTCTGATTTGAATATCACAGAATTATCACTTTTATGATCTTCCATGTAATTTTCAAGTTTAGCCACATATTTTTTTATTAACTCGCAAAAATCAGCATCGGGAATTTCTCCCCCTTGCAGTCTGAATTTTTCTTTTATATATTGTAAATCCGAAAGGAAAGACTTGTTATAAACAAGAGATTCGTTATTACCATGTACGTATACAACTGCAAGAATTCTCGCACATGTATCCATACTTATTGCTGGGATATTCGCCGACATGCACGTTTTATTCCATAAGTCTCTTAACGTTTCCATTTTTTCACCTTTAATTGTCCGTGTTTCCTATACAATGCGTTGTACTCGCTATCACACAAAATAGTATCATAAATTTGCTCGTACGTAAAGTTAGGCATCGCATCCGTTATTTGCGGAATCGTTAAGTCCGCCTTAATAAGAGAAACAACCTTATCTCTATCTAATTCAACAATAGCATAATCACCATCCTTATAAGTAGGAACTCTTTTACGTCCTCGTTCTTTATCTTCAGATTTTGCCCAATCTGACTTATATTTCCACATCTTAGAATATCCCCACCGTTGGATAAGCCGTGAGACGGTATTCCTATCACATCCAATAACAGCAGCTATCTGACGTGGACTCATCTGCCATTCAACCATCTGCTTTAGCTTGTCTTTCCACGCTCCAAACTTCTGCGCTTCCTCAGAATTACATCGCCCGATAGGACGACCAAGCAATACACCCATCTTCATTCTGAGACGCAATCCCTCCTTAGTTCTCTGTCTAATCATCTGTCTTTCTATCTCAGCAGACAAACCAAAAGCAAAGGCGAGGACCTTGCTACTTATATCATCGCCAAGAACAAACTTATCTTTTACTGTATATATAACACATTCTTTCTCCATACAAAAATGAAGAATATCCATTACCATATATAGATCACGTCCAAGTCGAGAAATCTCAGAACAAACAATTTTATCGCCTTTTTGGACCAGCTTAAGAAGTGGTCCTAAATTTCTCTTATCAGGGTCTTTGCCACCACTAACACCCTCATCAGTAATAAATTTATCTATAACCCATCCGTTTTTCATACAAAATGACTCAACCCCTTGTTTCTGAGAATTTACATCTTGTTCATCAGAAGACACTCTTAAATATCCGTATATCATATTTATATATATATTAAATCAAACCATTTTTGGAAAGTTTTTCCCTTGCAAACATATAGCTATATACTCACTATCAAACCGCATAATCATTGTATTATCTGTGGGATGGATATGTCCAAATTGATTTTGAACATATACTTTAAGGGCTTCGTATAATAGTCGAAGTTCTCGTTCTGACAGATCTTGGATAGAGAAGTTGCCCCAGTTATCTTTATCTATAAACATAATTTTCTTAGATTTTATAGTATTCCAGACTGATTACTTTTTGCATTCTTATCATAGTCGGTCAAATTTAAGGTCATAAAAACTATTCCTCTCCAGAAATTTACCTAATACTCCTACTAATTCACCATTATCTTTACTTTCTCTTTTTTCAAAAGTAGTAGAGAAAGCTTTTCCATTCTCATTCCAAATAATACCTTCGTTCTCAAGGTGACCAGTTACTTGACGAACATTAGAATGACGTAACTTCATCTCGTCGATAACTATACCTAAGTTTAATGCGTCAATTGCTTTTTCAAAGTCTTTTGTTCTCATAAGATTGTTTTATTTGTGTTACATTCTTTTTCTACCGAATACTGAACATACTTCTTAAGTAAGTTACAGTAGACTCCATTTATGCACATGCGATGAGACTCGCAATATAGACACTCTTTATGCATCGGGCCAAAGATCTCGTTCGGGCATATTAAGATAGTCTGAGATTATCTTCCTCTTCAATGGATCTGGATTAAAGTCGCCTCTCATCCACCTGTACACTGTACTTTCACTAACCCTGCATAGTTTTGTTAATTCTGAAATCATTTCATTCCGCTGATTAGGAAGAGATGTCATGTAGTCTTTAAATTTCATTCTATTATTTTTTAATTAATTTCATTGCATCCTCAATATATTTTTTCTATTTTCGTGACGCATAAATATTTTCGTAACGCAAAGTTCTAACAATTATTTGAAATAAACAAATAAATGAGAGATTATTTCTCTCATTTCTTAAAAATAACAAAATGGAAGAAGAAACTATTACTACTCGTATCGTTCAGCTAATGAACAAAGAAGGGCACTCTGTCAACACGTTTGCACGGAAGTTAAATATTCCTTGGACTTCTGCTAACAATATTGTGTCAGGTCGAAATTTGCCTAACTATGAAACGATAGTTAAAATTTTAACCAGTTTTGAGAATATTGATGCTAACTGGTTGATAATGGGGCAGAAGAAAGAAGATGGGACAGATGCAGATAAGCTGTATTCTGTTATTTCTATGCAGCAAAAAACCATAGAAAACCAGCAGAGAACGATTGATCGTCTTACTGCTAAGCTCGTTGAGAATGAGCCAGAAGATCCTGCTAAAAAAGTAGTCAATATTGTCTAATTAGGATGTATCCAATAATAACAATTGAGTGATTTTACGGTATATATAGACAAATAAATGGGTTAAGATCTCTCTCAAATATTTGATTTACAAGGAAGTGCAAAAATCGTCTTGTCGGCGAAAACTCGGTGAAATTTAACCAAAAATATAGAAATGCCCTATTGGATATCAGTTAGTTAGAAAAATGAAATGAGCATCTGAAATCTGGTCATCCCGACGAAGAAATAAGAAGCTAAATAGAGGGGTTTGCCCTTTGTTTAGCTTCTTTCTTTTATGTTTAGTTTCAGGTTATACACACTTGTATTATCTAATAGTATGCTCTTTTTATTTTCTTAGTAGCTGTTTTGGAAGCCTTCATGCCAATTTTTCTATAGGAAGTGATGTCCTCATTGATTGGAGGAATAGGTTATTTCAGATATAGAGGAGCGTGTCAGGAACGATTCCTTGGGTATGAATGCAACATTCGTGTTTAAGATTGATAGATGTTGGAACTATCTTTACAAATAAAATTGAAGATAGATGGCTGTTTTGAAGAGTTTGGATAAAAATGGGCTTTGTAACCATCAGATAATCAATAGGTTGCAAAGTGGCTTGTAAAAGGTGCTCTTTTGCGTTGTAAAAGACGCCCTTTTGATGTGCAAAAGACGCCCTTTCACATGGTAAAAGATGCCCTTTTACAATGCAAAAGAGCCCCTTTCGTTTTACGAATGTGATTTTATTTTACATAAAGTCTATGTCAAGTTAAAAGTACGGGGAGTCAGAACAAGTTCTAACTCCCCGTGTAAACTTA